AAATCTTCTTTCAATAATGGATGCTTCATGACGGAAGAGCCAAAGATTTTTATGTTCAATAATTCCTCCGATTGGACTTACCTTGATTGGATGCAGAGTAATGCCAGAAGTTTTTTGAATGAAATACCAAAGAATGTGGTTGAGTGGGTATATTCAGAGGATATGACGGAAGAAGAGAAGACCGCATACCCAACACATAAAACAACTGGCGGGTATCTGAAAGTGCTTGATGAATCGGAATGTGCTCAGTTATGGTGGGATGGTTTACCAGATTATAAGAAAGATACAATCAGAGATTTACCGAATTTTGATCCTGAAATTTTCAAACAGTGTACGGGTATTACAGTATGACGATTCCGGAATTAATGGAGCACCAGAAGAAAGCGCTTGATCTGACAGAAAGTCATAATCGGGTAGCTTATTATCTGGATATGGGGCTTGGTAAAACTTTTGTCGGCGCCGAAAAGATGTATCTGTTGAATAATGACGTTAATCTGCTGATCTGCCAGAAATCAAAAATTGATGATTGGATAGAGCATTTCAATACATACTACCCGGACTATTCCGTTTTTGATCTGACAAAGAAAAATCAGGCGGTCAGATTCCGGGAACTGATTGAAACAGATAAGTTTTATGACTTTGATGTGCAGATTGTGGGAGTGATTAACTATGATTTGGTTTTCAGGCGGTCATATATCGCTCATATACACAATTTCACACTGGTACTTGATGAAAGTTCCCTTATTCAAAATGAGACGGCGAAACGGTCTAAATTCATTTTAAAGCTGAACCCGGAAAGCGTGGTGTTATTATCCGGCACGCCGACGGCGGGAAAGTATGAACGGTTATGGTCACAATGTAAGCTGCTTGGTTGGGATATTTCTAAAAAGGCATTCTGGAATTCGTATGTTGACACTAAATGGGTGGAGCAGGGTGAGTTTAAGCGTGAGGTGGTTATTGGATATAAGAATGTGGAGCACTTGAAAAAGAAACTTGCCGGGCTTGGGGCTGTATTCATGAAAACAGAGGAAGTAATGAACTTACCTGAACAGGTTGAACAGAGTATATATTTGAAATCAACGAAAGAATACAGATATTTCATGAAACATGGATATCTGGATCTTGATCTGCGGAATCTCTGCCAGTTTAAAGATGATTCAGATTTTTATGGTGAGGATATTACTCCGCATGTTGAATTAATCGGTGATAACTCACTTACAAAAACTCTGTATGCGAGACAGCTTTGCGGTCAGTACCATAGAGAAAAATTAGAAGCATTCAGAGATTTGGTTGAATCTACGGAAGATCGTTTGATTGTGTTCTATAACTTTAAAGAAGAACTTCACAGGCTGAAAGCAATATGTGAATCACTTCATAGAGAAGTCAGTTTTGTAAATGGTTCAGGGCGTTCAATGTACGCCTACGAAGAAATATCTGACAGTGTGACGTTCATCCAGTATCAAGCCGGGGCAATGGGAGGAAATTTTCAAAAAGCGAATAAGGTGATCTATTATACATTACCGCTGGGGAAGGGCTCCTGTGACCTTTGGGAGCAGTCAAAGAAGAGGGTACACCGTATAGGCCAGGACAATACGTGTTTTTATTATTATCTGTTGGTCAACGGGAGTTTTGAAGAAAAGAACCTTGCCGCATTAAAGGAAGGAAAGGAGTTAACGGATGAATTGTTTGAAAAATATGATTCTTAGATCACTTGCCGCATTGAATTTTGTATCGTTTATGATTTTCATGTGTCTGGTGGATTCTGAAAGCAGGATTTTTCTGATCATATGCCTGTTCAATATTACATGGCTGGAAGTATTCTTTTATGTTAATTCCAGCTATTTTATGAAGGGTGTTAGGAGGGATAACAAAAAGGAGGTACGAAGTAATGGCAGCAGAGAAGCAGTTTGAAAACAAAGTAAAAAAATATTTGAAAAGTAGATGCTGCTGGTCTTTGAAGTACTGGGGCGGAGCGTCTTACACGAAAAGCGGTATTCCAGATCTGCTGGTATGCTGCAGCGGAAAGTTCATAGGCATTGAACTGAAAGCACCAAAGGGAAGGCCGTCACCTTTGCAGATTTATAATCTCAGAGAAATCGACCGATCAGGAGGCTATGCGATTTTACTTTACCCGGATGATTACACATTGTTTCAAGAATTGATTCAGTGCATACAGGTTGAAGATTGGAGAATGGTAGAGCGTAATTACAGTTTACTGAAATCGAAGTGGGAGCACTTTGAAAATAAATTGAAAAGAGGAGAATAGAACAATGGCAAAAAATGAAGTTATGAACAATACGTCAGTAAATGAACAGACTGAGGGGGCTGCGGAAGCTGTAGAAAAAGCAATGAATTACAACTATCCAGATATCATCAGGGAAGCATTGCTGAAAACAGGGAGGGATGGTGTGCTTGATCTGATTGGATATATGCGTGAGATTGGATTTTTTGACGCCCCGGCATCTGGCGGCAACCATTCACAAGAGTCTGGCGGTCTTGCGGCTCACTCAGTCAATGTCATGTTTTGTGCGGAAAAGATAGGGGTTGCCCTGCTTGGAAGTGCAGGATACAACGAAGTGCAGGAAAATGTAGTCATTGCCGCATTACTGCATGACCTGGGTAAATGTGGTGATTATGGAAAAAAACTTTATATTCCAAATATGATCCAGGATGGCAGACCCACGAAAGCAAATCCGGAACAGAAGTATAAGCAGTCAGAAAAGAAGCCATGGAAGCGTAATCCAGATTTACTTCCTCTGGATCATGCGACCAGATCCATCAAATTGGCAACGCTGTTTATCGATCTGACAGAAGAGGAAGAATTTGCTATTCGCTATCATGATGGACTGTATGAAACTGCAAATTATGGAGTCAAAGGGCATGAGACACAGCTTTATATGATCCTGCATTGGGCTGACATGTGGGCGTCCAGGATTATTGAAGAAAACGCTGGGGAAGGAGAAGAGTAAAAAATGAGCAGTGCAAAAAATCACAGAATCAGAAGTCATCGCAGTTATCGAAGTAGTGTTTCTGCTGCTGAGCGGTTTCAGCAGAATCAAGTTGTAAAATATGCGGCTAATAGAGCGATGAAAGAAAAGAGAAACATTTTCGCTATGTTTATGGGATTGTTAAAGAAGGGAGAAAGATAAAATGGCACAGATGGTTTTAGTTATGGGAGAATCAGGAACAGGAAAAAGTACAAGCATGAGGAATTGCGATCCGGCAACGACAGCAGTTGTGAATCCGGTAGGTAAGCCGTTACCGTTCAAGAATCATTTTGAAATGCTGAACAATGAAACAGATGCAAGAAAGATCTGCAAATATATGAAGGAACAGGCGGCGGCAGGTAAAAAGCTGATTGTGGTGGATGATTTTCAGTATATCCTTGCAGTGCCATACATGAACCGCATTAAAGAAACTGGATGGGACAAGTATAATGACTTCGGATCAAATTATTTTGAAATTATCAGCGTATGCAAAGAACTTCCTGACGATGTGGTTGTCGCATATATGACCCATTTGGAAACGCTTGACAGTGGTCTGGTTACAGTGAAACTGATTGGTAAACTGCTACGTGAGAAGATTACGATTGAAGGACTTTTCACAGTAGTACTCAGAACCGGGGTAAATGAAGCAAAGTATTACTTCTATACTCAGAACAGCGGGAAAGATACGGTAAAATCACCACTGGGAATGTTCAAATCATATGCTATTGACAATGATCTGAACTATGTAGCAGATAAAATACGCAATTTCTATGAAGTAGGCGATTATACGTCTGATGCTGAAATGGAGCAGGCAGATGCGGCAGTTGCCGCCGATATTGAAAAACCTGACACCAACGGCAGGAGGACAAGATCTGGCAGAAAAACTAAAACGGAAATTTCAACACCAGCAGATCTTGAGCAGACGGAACAGGAGACTCGTGAATCTAACACTGAACCTGTTGAACATCCTAAAAAGACAAGAACAAGAAAGACACGTGCGGAAGTTCAGCAGGAGAATGATAAAAAGGTCGGAGACTATATGCAGGAATGTGACAACGCTGTTACGGGGGTATGCGGGGATGCGGAAGAAGTGCCCTTTGAGGAAGCGTCTGCGGCTATGGAAAATGTGCCGAAGTCGGACTTGCAGAAGCCGCCGCGCAGGACACGTAAAGAAAGAAACGGTGAACAACCTGCGAAAACGGAACTTCAAGCAACGAATAAAGAAAAGGATTCGAATGAATTAGAATCATCTACTGAGCAGAACACAGATGAAACAATGAATCCGCCTGAAGCGCCCAGAAGGCAGAGACGTAGAAGAACCTGAGGATGTGTGGTGATAAATGATGGCTTATCTACCAACGAGCTATATGGAAAAACCAATGATGTATGATTATGATCGAGATGAAAATAGTACACTTCGATATTTGGAGGATCTGAAACGGTGGAAACAACATTGTACAGAAATGAGAGATAGAAATTGGCATAATCAGTGCGAATATAAAAGTAGACATTGGAAAAATGGTAGAACAAAAAGTATAAAAAGAAAGGTTAAAAAGGTAAATAGAATGGCAGTTGATTTTAGCGCTTTTGATCAGAAAGTGAATTTGGATGCTTTGCAGAAGGAAGTTGCAGAAGCGAAAGAGAATGAATTTGAGGATGTGCCAGATGGTACATACATTGTCGGTATTGAGAAATTGGAGATTAAGCCTACCAAGGCGGGAGATAAGCTGATGTTTGCAGCACAGTGCAAGATCAAGGAAGGTGAATATAAGAACAGAATGATATTCTTCAACCGGGTGATCAGCGGAAATAAGAATTCTGAAACATGGAATGACGGAAAGGCGATCAAATCTGTCATCACATGGCTGGATAAACTGGAAACAGAGACGCTTCCGGAATTTGTTAATTACGGAGATTTTGCAGATTGCGTTCTGGACATCTTCCAGGAGATCCAGGGTAAGGTAGAGATGGAAATTGACTATACCAGTAAGGGGTTCAATCCGATCAGCATCAAAGAAGTCTTTGATTGCTAAATAGTGAGGCGGTGACGTTTTGGTAGCACCTGCGTTACCGCCTTTTTAAGGTGGGAAGTGTATGATTTTTTATGATTTTGAAGTATTTAAGTTTGATTGGCTGGTCGTATGCGTTGATATGGTCAAGAAAACAGAACATGTGATAATTAATAACCCTGCTGAACTTAGGGAGCTATATGAGCAAAATATAAGAAATATATGGGTGGGATTCAATAACAGACACTATGATCAGTACATCATGAAGGGAATTCTGCTGAATCTTGATCCAAAGAAAATAAATGACTGGATCATTGTCCGGAAAAAAGAGGGCTGGCAGTTTTCTGGGGCTTTTAATAAGGTTCCGATGATTAACTATGATGTGATGCCGAATCCGCCGGTTGGTTTGAAAACAATGGAAGGTTTTCTTGGTTCAAACATCAAGGAAACAGAAGTTCCATTCGATATAGACAGACCGCTGACACAGCAGGAAATTGATCAGACCGTGTTTTACTGCAGGCATGATGTAGAAGAGACTATAAAAGTATTTATGCAGACTGTAGATACTTTTGAAGCAATGCACGGTATTATTCAGGCCTTCCCAGATATGGTCAGCCTGTCAAATATTGGTGACAGTGAAGCCAGAATTACTGCAAAGGTTCTTGGATGCTGTAAAAAAGAATGGGATGATGAATTTGAATTTTTCTTTTTGCCATGTATCCAGTTAAAGAAATAT